TTGTCTGTGTCGATTGGTAGCTCGCCACACTCTCGGTACAGGATGGGGTAATCCTGCGCAGTTAGGATGGTCGGCTCGATGAGGCAGAAGTCCATTGCGCGACTGTACGATGTTAGATACCTCCGGAAATCCGAGAACTGGAGCTCTGGGTGCCTATTGAGACAGCGATGGAGGACTGACTCACGATGGTTGCATCGTCCTGCTTTCTTGAATCCCGGAGTCTCACTTTCAGCGAGGACCATGAACTCCTGAAGACGCTCAAGGAGGGACACCGTTATCGCACTGTCTAGATGCTTTTCCGGAGTCTGGTGGCGATTACCCCGAGCTCCATCCTCTAGGATGTCTCCAACGTCTTCTCTGTCAAGTAGTGGATCCATTGTGAGTGTCCTAGTTTCTGTAAATGACCGCATAAAGAGATAAGCAATCAGTCGTGCCCTGAGCCTTGCGCTGCTTGCTGAGCTCACTCAGCTCTGTTGTCGTCATCCTCCCCGGAGAGCTTCTGAATTCCGAGCTCGGACATCTTAGTCTCGACGATGTTCCTCTGCGCTTCAGTCATGGACCCTCCTCCGTAATTCCCGAAGGTAGCAGAGTGGTAAGTCATCACGTGCTTGCAGACACCAACCAAGTTCTCGATCTGACTGTATGACACAGGCACAAAGTGATTGCCATGGATCGCCTTAAGAAATGGGCGCTGGTCAGCTGGCGCAGACCTGATGAGCTTGAACGCCGTATTGGCAGCGTTGAACTGCGGTGTCAGTTCCGGGAATGCAGCGCGCGTCCAGGCGTACATGCCGGTCACTTGGCGGATCACACGCAATCCCCCCATCCCGCTATCGACGAGGAGTTGGAACTGGTTTGAGAAGGCTTGCGCCGCACCCATTGTCGCATCAGGGAGGCATGCAATCGCCTGGACGGTCATGTGCCCCCTGAGAGGGAGACGCGAGTTGAAGCTCGCGTTTAGTTTCTGGAGAATGAGATCATCGAGGAGAGGCGAGTCCGGTGTGAAGATCTTTGCGTCTCCGATGACGCCCGCCGTGGCCGATCCATGCCGGCGTTCGTTGAAAGCAGTCCTGTTCTGGGCTGTTAGCTTCTTGTTCCCTGCAATGAATAGCACTCCCAAGTACGCCCCGAGCTCATCCTCGTCCGCTTCCATGAGAGCGACCAACTCTCCCTTCGTGACCTCTTCCTCATCAGCGAAGTTGGTGCGGATGATCGTGTCGTCAGCGACGGTATCGTCCAGGGC